GACAACGAATGTTTGACCGTTAAGGGACTTTGCCATCAGTAGCCGTCAGTGGACTCTAGGTTGCGATATTTATTCGCAAGCCCAGTAAACAGACCATGCTGCGGATGGCTGATCATGTCGCGGCCATCAAGGAAAAACAATTCCTCAAGCCACAGCGTTCTTGCGGCCATCGCTTGCACATCAGACGCCCCCGGCTTGGAGGCGATCATCGGATCAGGGCGTTGCATCAAATCACCAGCCAGAAGGTGTGCCAGACGCCTGGGTTGGCGTAATTTGCTCAAGGATGCGTGCAGCCAGTGCATCCTGAATTTCAGTGACCTTTTCAGCGCCACCGAGTTTGGCCTGCACAGCAGCCACAATGTCAGCCTCAGTCAGATCCTCAAAGTCAGCCAGCGTGTCAGGACGATCAAGGCCGATGCTGCCGTAAGCGCCAGAGTTGTAGGCGTTGCCGTCAGAGTCAACCTGATCGCTGATTGCGGTCACGGTGTAATGGGCCGTGTGAGCAAATCCATCCGACAGATTTCTGTCAAGGTTGGCGATCTTCCAAACGTAGGTGTTAGCCATGGTGAAGTGGAGTCAGAGGAAGTTTACTTAGCCAGCCTCAAGGGCTGCAACTTTGGCTTCAAGCGTTTCAATCTTGGCGATTGCCTCCTGCAGTGCAGCAGTCAACAACGGAACAAGTTTCGATTGATCGATGCCTTGATAATCAGGAATTGTGTTGCCATCTTCATCCAGCTTGTTGTCTCCAACAGAAACGCCATCAGGCAGTTCTTCGCCTTCTTGCCAAATTTTTACAGCGTTGTGCGCTCCAGTGACAGCTTCTGGAACAACAGTTTGCGCTTCGTGAGCAAGGAAACCATCGACTGTTGTGTCAGCATCAGCGATGAAATTGAAACGTTTCGGTGCTAGTTGCTTAACGCGAGTGATTGCACCATTTAAGTCAACAACGTTTTCCTTAAGGCGATAATCTGAAGTCTGGTTATATGCAGTCGTTGACCCAGAAGTGTTTATAGTTCCACAGACGCCATTTGGGTTCAGAAAAACTGCATGAGAACTGCCAGTCGTGACAGCAGCAGCACTTGTAATTGACCCTCCACTTGTGTCAAAAAGCTGCAGACCAGAATTTGATGCACTCGGATCGTTGCCAAAATCATTCATCTTGACCCGGAGTTTTCCATCTTGAGTAAGACGCAAACTCTCGGTAGCACTTGTAGTTGTTTTAAAAATATGCCCGCCAGTATCTTTAGACGTGTAGATATTTGCGCCGGTAACACTTGCGTCGTGTTCAAATACCCCGTAATAGGTAGTATTTGGTCCAAACCGTATGTTGCCTCCAACGTGTAATTTATCACTCGGCGATGTATTGGCAATCCCCACATTTCCAGCACTGGAAATTCTCATCCGCTCGCTGGAAACACCAAAAGCAATTGCATTATCTGAATGGTTGTAAAGCATATATCCAGCAGTATTACTGCCAGCATCTGCAAATCTAATTTGACTAGACGTTGACGCGCCAATCGTTATGCCTTGTTCGCTTGTACCTGTATTGCCAACAACTAAATCGTCGGCACCACTATCGGCGTAGTTAGACGAAGTCCCCACCAACAACCGCCCCGAACTGTCGATTCTGACTCTTTCCGTCGGCGAAGTTGACCCACTATTAGTCTTAAATACCATATCCGTTGGCATGTCATTAGTGCCAGGAGTGCCATTGACCTGGACCTCAATTCGTGCCCCATCAACCATCCGAGCGCCATCAGCGCCTTGAAACGATATTGTGCCTAAAAAGTCATTATCTTGAACGACAGTATATGAACCAACTGATCCCCCACGAGACTTGCCAAGAATAAAAAATGGTTGCGATGCGCTATTTTCGTTATGAACATGTTGCACCAATCTGGTGGCATCAGTGGTCCCTTCAACTGAAAGTGGTCCGCTGTAAGTGCCACTAAAATACTTATCACGAATGGTGCTCGTCCCGAGCATCATCCGACCATTTGAATCGATGCGCATCGCCTCGCTAGTGGCAACCTCAACCCGCAGGTGATCGCTGCTGTGATCATATACAATCTTTCCTCTATCGTTATCATCTGAGTCGCCAAAAAGTATGCCCTGAGTTCCAGTATTGGCCGTAAGAAGTTGCAAATAGTTTGTGCCAGACCTTTCCAGAACAATTTGCGCAGATGCGTGAGGCGTGACTCCAGTATCAGATGTCTTGACGTGCAATAAATTTGCTGGAGCAGTTTCTCCAATGCCGATATTGCCGCCATCGAAGAAAGAGGCTCCGTTAGCCTGAATATCAACCTTTGTCGTCGTATCAGACTTTATTAAATAACGGCCATCGTTAGAGGCGTTAGTTGTAAATGTGTGTGTGTTTTTGCCCGCAGTGTTAGTGCTAAATACCACCTGACCATTTACGTCTAAAGCTGATCCAGGTGAAGAGGTAGCAATTCCGACGCGATCATTACCTGCATCGACGAACAACATGTGAGTGTTGCCGTTTGACTCCACGCGGAAGTCGACATTATTGCTAGGGTCATTAACTACAACTTCACTCGATCCAACACGTAAACGCTCTGCACCGCCAGTCGCAAAACCAATCTGATCAGCAGTAGGACTGAAGATGCCAGTGTTTACGTCGTCAGCGAATGCAAGACCAGGCGTTGAGGCACTGCCGTCCTCAATCAGCAGCGTGCCATCAAGCTCACGAAGCGTGATCCATGCGTTGTTGGCGCTGTTCCTGATCTTCAGGACGTTATTAGTCTCATCAGCCCACCACTGGTACTTGAACGTCGTCGAGGGCTCTGACGTTCCGCTGTTATTTGAAACGATTGCCTGTAGAACGCTATTGATGTCTCCACGGACTGCCTGGCCTGTTCCATTGGCGATGTCGTAATCGTGTTGGGTTGCCATGACCTAGCCCGTTGCGGACAACATTCCCTGCATATTAAACGCCTCTGCCAAAGCCCACAGCTGCATAGGTAAAGGTTCGATCTACGTTGCTGCCGCCAGAATCCAGCACGTCAAGATCAAAACCAGTGGCCGACACATTGCTGATGTTGACCCGTTCGCCTGCGCCAAGGTTTTGAACCGTGATGCCGACACTGGGCAGGAAGTTATTCAGGTTGCCTAGCGCCGACGTGCCAACAAAGAAGGCGTTTCCGAAGGTCACCGACTTGGTACTGGTGCCCGACGCTGTGGGCTGACCGGTCTCTTCTCTGCGCTGAAAGCTGGTCTCATAGCCAAGCTGATCAATCAAGATGTTCTGCGCCACGTCAGCACTGGTCAGCTCCGCCTTGAACTGGAACGCACGGCCCGCAAACGTACCGGCCACGAACTCCTGCCAGGCCGTATAAGTCGGAGACCCTGAGGGATCGTCGTCAGTCCTTCGCATGTAGAGCTTGGCGTTAACAGCATCAGCCTCTGTGCCATCAAAGTCGTTCCAAGTGTCAATCAGCGCAGTGCGGGCGTCGATGGTGTCATTGGGGAAGAAAGCCCGCGTAACGAAGTGACGCTTCATATCCAGCGAGAACTTAGCCCCAAGATCCAAGGTGTTGTTGAACTGATATTCAGCAGAACTTTTGATGCTGCCTAAGAAGTCAAAGGACGTAATGGCGTCAACGTCTGCCACGTCGTCCAAGGTGTCGTCGCCGTCAATCACCAATGCGTCAAGATCGTCGCTATAGAAGCAGTCAGTCTTAGTGCCTTGGAACGGCGGGGTGTCCTGGTCCTCCCTGCGGGTTTGAACCGTGATCCTGCCGACAGCATCAGGGAAGTCCACCAAGACGCTGGTGGCGTTTGTGCTTTTGTTGCCTAGGTCATCCTCAAATTTGACAAGGATTTCGCCTTCAACCAGCGGCACGATGGCTTCCGTTGAGTTGCCTGCAACAGCAGGGATCAGATCAACAGAGTTAGGCCAAGTGCCCGTTCCATCAGTCAGGCTGCTGTGCTTAATGTGAACAAGGCCGTTCACCTTTACATCAAGATCGACAGTCTGATCCCAGCGCAGGCGAGCACTGTTTGCACTAATCGGTTCAATCGAAAGGTTCTGCACATCGCCCGGAACCTCTGTCTTGCCAAGCAGCTCAAAACTTGCCTTTGCAATTCTGCTCTGCTTGCCGGTGAAGTTACGCGCAACAACTTCAACTTCTAATGTTCCAGCCTTTAGCGACCTGAGCGTTGCAGAGGTTGCGCTTGGGTTGAGAACTACATAATTGTCATTATCTAGCCTGTATTTGACGATGTAATCGGTCGTATTTAGGCGATCATGATTCCAGCTCAGGTCGAATCCAGTATGAACCGTTTGCCCTTCCTGATAGAGAAACTCTGTTCCGGTGATGCCCTCAACAGCATTGGGAGTTTCTGAAAGGTTTGTGATATCTCTGTCCGTAAACTTCAGATCCTGTTCAACCGCTGCGTAAATGCTTTCGTTGTATTCAACAGCCGATATTGCAAGCGTGGAATCGTCAGATTCAGTAACGCTTAAAATCCTGAACTGATTCGATTGAACGTCTGTTGTTTGAATCAGGTAGACAGATTGCGCTTTCGGAGCTTGCGAAAAATCTGTACTAACAGTGATCACCCGGTCGCTGATTGCGCTGATCGTCCGTGTTTCAACCAAGCCGTCAGGCATCATCGCCGCAATCGTTGGCGAGCTTGCCAGGTTTACACTTAAATTCGTGCTGCTATCAACAGTGATTGCGCTGACTGTCGCGGAACTAATCCGACCGCTGCGCCTAGTGCCAGCCTTGACCGGATCTGCGATGTCAACAACAACGCCAGGCCTAAGCACTAAGCCGCTGTCTGCTGCAACGGCGAAGCTTACGGTCTGAGTCAGCTTGCTCTCAGTAAGCAAAAGCCACTTGCCGAGCCTGTGCGCTTGCCCTTGGGAGTAACAACCGATGGCCCGCACGTCTTTATTAACGACTCCATACTTTGCGACCTGATCTTGCAACTCAACATATTCAAACGAAACCTCCCCTAACTGTTCATAACTTTGGTAAGCAACAGTGGCGCAGGTGTGCCGCGCCTTCAACGCAGAGCCTGCATATACAAAATCGCCACCGATTACATTGCTAGGGCCTAGTTGATAGCGGGAATCTGTCGGCTTGTCTTGATTGAGAACCAGAGAACCAGCGCCGTAAAAAGCAATCCCTCTAAACAAGCTGCTTAGCTCTTGGATCGCGTTGTAAACCTCCTTGCGAGTATTGATGACCATGTTGCAGGAGAACCTCGGCTCCTCCCCACCTCTGCCATCAGGCACGAGCTGATTGCAATAAACACTCACATTGTAAAAATCAAAGACATCTAAATTCGCCTCAGGGATGCCAGCCCCCCAGCGGGTGTCCGTCAGCAATGCGTAGAGCAGCCAGGCCGGATCATTCGTCCAAGTTGCAGCGCCCAACGTGCCATTAAACACCCCGCTATATGTAATCCTGCCGATATGTGTTGTTGTATCTACAGTTGCATTGTGCGGGATCTTGACTTTGACTCCTCGAACTAAATATTTACGGCTGGGGATGTTAGAAAATTGCCTAGAATCAAGTTTCAAAAAAGACAGAGCAGTGTTCGGATAGCGCAGCTTCTCATCAATAATCTCTGTATAACTTGACCAGTTAGTTCCGTTCGCTAGACGCTGTGATGTTGAATCATCCGTAACCCTAACAACCTTGATGTCAACCGGAAACGCCCCGGTCAAAGTAATCATGTAGTCCCTTTGGTAAGCACTACTGCTCTTGCCGTTAATAGTGTCATCAACAACGGTTGTAAAGCCGCCGCTGTTGTATTGAACTTGGATCTGTATGTTTACGCTTGTTCCCCTAATGTCCCCGTCATCTTCAACAACCTGAAGTGCAGGGATTTGCAGTGTTACTCGAACACGATCAACCTCAGTATCTGTTATTTGCCTTGTAATTGGAGTTGCCTTGACAACCGCAAGGCCTACATTTTTTTCGCTCTCTACCCCTGCACGGTCTGAAATGTATGACTGCGCTTGAGTGCCGTCCCTAGTAGTGAGGGTGTAGCCGGTGAAGTTATCGCGTCCCGCAGCATCTTGAAGGGGAGTCCCGTCTAAATAGACACCCTTAGCACCGCCTTCAATGCCATCAATCTCACCTTCGCTGATCGCATCTAAAACCGAGGCAAACTGTACCGACGACAGCGAATCATCTTCCTCTTCAGGAACTCGTGGTGAGCCGCCACCACCGCCACCCTTGCCAGCCCCACGGATAACAACCATCAGACAACGTCCAGACCGCTGGAGATCACCACGCTGCCAGCGTAGGCGCGACCAAGGACAACAGGAACAGGGATCCCCTGCCTAGAGATGTTCACAATCCCGCTAAACGTGAAGGACTCAAGCTGCTCTGCTTCTTTCCTTTGCTGTGGCTCTGGGGTTGGTGAAATCATTTCAGCCACACCGCCTAAAACCAGACCGGCGCCAATGGCACTCAAGCCTGTGCCTACAGTCGCCAAGGTTCCGGTTGCAACCACGCCACCACCCCCGAACAAGCCAGCGCCAGGGAACAGGAACGATGCACCGATCAAGCCAGCACCTAGCAAGATCCGTCCAAAGTTGCCGCCTGCACCTGCAATCGCTGGCGCGATGCTGAACACCTCACGCTCACCAAACGGCAAAGCCAGATCCCCAAAGTTCTGCTCACCAATGTGCTGACGGCCAACCATCATCCGATAGCTGATGCCGTTTTTTTCTGAATCAAGAATGAAACGCTCAAGCTGCGGGAAGTTGACCAGCAACGCCTTGAACGCCTGCGCCGGGGTGCTGACGTTCAGCTCAAAACGGCATTGCCCCAGCAGCTCGCGAAGCTTGCCGTAAACCTTAACGACCTTCATGCCTGTAGCCGCTAACCGTGTTGTTTGCATAGTATCCCCTGCCGTAGACATCGCGAGAAGACAGGCGATTCTGAATGTGATGCAGGATGATTTGATCGCCCAAGTAAATCGCCGCGTGATTCGGCAACGGGGAAACAAGCTGCATCAGAATTAGGTCACCCGGCTGCACATCATCAACAGGGATGGGATGGAACCCTTCGTTCGGCAGGTTGTCCACGTACATGTTTTCCCCACGCAGCCAGAAGCCATCCCGGCGGTCGTAGTCATGCAAGGCGATTCCATACTCCCGCTGGTAGTAATCGCGGACCAAGGTCCAACAATCCACGATGCCAAACGAAAACTCACGGCCCACATAGGGCAGCTCAAAACCCTCGGGTTCGCAGTATCCCCATTGTTCGGTCAACGGGTTGACGATGTGCCAGGGCAGCCCTGATTTCTCACAGGCCACGCGGTCAGCCTGTGATGGTGCCGGGTTTGACTTTGGATGCGAATGGACTACGGCAACCACCTCGCCTAGATCCTCTGCCGCTGCATAGTCCAGCGGATCAATGATGAAGTGTTCATCTGGAGTCTCTGCCAAGTTCTTGCAAGGCCGATAGCGCTTCCTGCCCTTGACCACGATGATCAGGCCGCAACATTCATTCGGGTAGCTGTCAACCGAATGAACAAGGATCTGTTTTTTAATCGTCGGCGGCAGACTCATTGCGTCAAGCCAACACCAGGGAATGAACCAAAGGGAAGCTCACCTGCTGAGCCGAACCGCAGCTTGCAGGAACTCAGCCGCTTGCCGCAGACATCATCCGCGAGGGTTGCAGCAGTGTTGTCGTTGATGTCGAAATAATTGCTGCCGGTGTAGCTGCATTCGCTGCTGCGGTACTCCCACTGACAAACGTTGGCGATACATTGCCGCTTTGGAATCTTCTGCCCGGCTAGGTCAAACTTGCTAGCAAGCTCAAAGACCACAGCCTCACGGCTCTCTGAGGTCTTTCTGTCGATGAAGTAACGCTCCTCAGGCATCGAAGCGTAAGGGTCTGCGTCTGAGTTGCCGCCTGAGAAGTTAGCCGCATCAAGAAACTTTTTCAGCGTTCTAATCCTCCTAACCTCTGCACCGGCTAGGTCGTTGCCGGTTGTGGTTGCGTTTACCAAAAGCAGGATGGTTGTGACGGAGCTGTCGGTGTTTGCAACAGTCAAAGTCGGCCTGGGCAGCGTTCCTGTGTTCCTGAACTCAAAGCCCTCCGCCTGAATCGGAATCCTTAGATAGGTGTTCCCGTTCCAAACAATGTTTCCCGTGACCTGTTCATTCACGCCTGAATGCCAGCGGTAAACATCAGTGCTGCCGTGCAGCGTATTGTCGAGATGCAGCTCGAACATTTCAATGATTGCGCTCGGAGCTAGAACACTCAGCTCCTCGTAAACGCTGCTAATCGCAGTCCAAACAACGGTGTTGTCATTAACCGTGTTGCCAATATCTGTGGCCCACGAAGGCTCAGAGCTGCCCGAAGTGCCAGCCGTCGTGCATTTGAAAACAAGGCCAGAGGCCTGCACAGTTGTCGCCCGTCGGACATCGCCAACGGAAAACGCGGTGCTAGCAGCCCATGCGGTGTAAGCCATCAGGGTTCAAATACTTGGCGGAATGTTGCTGAGATCGTGGCACGGTTGAGATATGGAATCGACTTACTCCAGCTTTCACAAACGAACTTCGAGCTAGAGGCCTCACCAGGCGGCGTGAAATCAAAAGCGTCGCTGTCTACGGCACGCGCATCCAAGAAAGTTTCAATCGTGTCTGCGTCCGTTTCGGATACTTCAAAGGTCAGCTGATAAGCCTTCGGGTTTTGATTCAAGCCAAAAATTACGCGGCTTTCGTAGCCATCCCCGAAGACCACCCTCCGGGTGTTCGGCTTGCTTGTTTTGACCTGCCCGTAGGTAGGAGTGATGCTCGGGAAAGTAGCCATTAGACGCCAGCGAGAAGGCCACCAGGCCGTTTCTGTTTCATCAGCTCCTGTTGTACCGCAGCCCCGATTGCCTTGCCGAGCTGAGCGCCCTCATTGCCGTCACCCTGAACAGCAGAGCCGGAGGCGTCAACGTTGACGTTCACGCTGATGTTGCCGCCCATAGAGCTGTTAGGGGCAACGCTGCCAGTCCGTCCGGGCGTAAACAGTTCAGGGCCTTTCTCTCCAACGACGTAAGAGCGGCCGCCCTGCACGGTGCCGCCGTTTGCTCTGCCGCCGCCGAACAAGCTGCCGAGGATTCCGCCACCACCACCAAGGCCTCCGAAAATACTGTTGATGCCGAACGAGATCAACTGATTGCCGATGTTTTTAAGGATGCCGCTGGCTGCCTCGCCTAAAGACTTGGTGCCGTCGATAGCACCCATGATTGCGTCGGTGACACCTGACTTAATCGAATTGCCAATGCCCTTGTAAAGATCAGCGATTTCTTTGCCTGATTCCTTGATTGCCTTCTCTTGCTCTAAACGCTCTTTGTTGGCGTCAATAATTGCTTTTGTTGCGTCCTGTTGCTCATACAGATTTGTGGTTGCTTCTAGTTTTGCTTGAAGCTGTTGTTCATTAAGACCGGCTTCATTTCTAAGGATTTCAGCGATTTCAATCTGCCTTTGGAATTGCTGCTTTTCCTCAGCGTTAAGAGCTGAAGCCAAAAGAGTTTTTTGTTCTAAGGCTCGGATTTGATCTTGGTTGCTTTTTTCAATCCTTGCTAGTCGCTCAGCTTCCTCGTCTTTCGTTGGCTTAGTTCCACCGCTAAGAGCGCCGTTTGTTGCCTGAATAGCATTAGCTGCGGCTGAAGGCTGCGTGCCCGTGCCTGTACCGCTGCCAGGGGTGAAGCCTCTTCCTGCATCGATAGTGTCACCAACGAAGCTAGTGGCTGCCCCTGCAATCGCCTTGACGCCTCCGCTGACAACGTTAATTGTGCCCTCAATCAAAGCTTTCAACGGACCGGGCAAACCGTTGTAAGCATCAGCCAGAAACTCTCTGATGCGTCCAAAAGTGCCACCAAAAATGTTGGCAATTTGTGTTGCAGCTGTTTTGCCTGCTTCTACAACATTGGCAATTATGCCGCCGACAAATTGACCAATTCGTGTGCCTAATCCAATAATGAACGTGCCGACCTGTTCAATTCTTCCTAGGACAGACTGGAAGCCTTTTTCTAGCTCGAAGGCAGCGTTGACACCATCGATGCCAAGAGCTGATGCAATAGCAGAGCCAACCTCCCCGACCAAAGAAAACAGCGCCCTGATCGGAGCGATAGTAAAGTTCACTGATGCGGCCAAAGCCTCAACAGTTACAGCGGCAACCTTGAATGTTTCTTTAATAAGAACACCCAGTTCAGACTGATCCGAAAAGAGATTTTGGAATGCTGTTGTCAGTCGCTTAAGTTGTCCATCGATTGTGTCTGACGCTGTAAATGCAGCCTTTGCCGCTGCTTCTTGTGCATTTCTTTGATTCTCCAACAAGCGATTAAACTTTTCGGTGTCGTTAAGAAGCGCAAGGATTGACGGTCCAGCTTCTGTGCCAAAGGCCTTAATAACCGTTCCAGCATCTGCCCCAGACTTCTTGATCTTCTCTAAGGTCGCGGCCAATCCCTCGCTCCTAAGAGTCGAAGCATCAATTTGTATCCCCAGGGCCTCAAACTCTTTGCCGACCTTGCCCGCAGCAACCTGAGCAAAAGCCGTCTTAAGGGCAGTGAACGTAACCTCTGCGCCTTGGCCGCCTGCTGTGATCTGAGCAACGGCAGCGTTTACCTCTTCAAGCGGGACACCTAGAGCAGCCGCAACGGGCGCAACCTTGGCGATGTTTGCCGCATATTCACCGATGACAATCTTGCCGTCGTTTTGAGTTTGAATGAACCCATCGACAAGTTTTGCGGCCTTGTCAGCTTCTAACCCGTACGCATTGAGAACAGAGGTCGTGGCGTCTGCGACCGTGTTGATGTCGCTGAACCCACCTGTCGCGCCTTGGCTAGCGGCCTTGAGAATCTTCGAGGCGTCCGCTGCATTGTTAAACCCAGCGGATGCAACGTCATAAGCCGCAGCCGTCAAATCCAAAACACTGGCTTGACCTGATAGCTCACGGCTCACCCCCTGCAATCGCCCTCGCAGTTCCTCACTGTTAACACCTAGGGATCGAACCTTTGCCTCAGCAAAGTCTTGTTGCCTAAGGACGTTAAAGACTTGCCCAAGACTTGCAGCCCCAGCAACAACTGCGGTGATCGGGCCAAGGGCTGCGCTCAGTGCTGCGCCTAAACCACGCGCACCAACAGCAGCTGCCTGGGCTCCGCTACCGAACGCCTTAAATCCAGTGCCTGCTGCCCGTGTTGTTCCGCCTGCATTTTTAACCGCGACCTCAAGGCCCTGCACCTTTTTTGTCAGGTGCGCAATCTTGGCGTTGGCGTCTAAGGTTTCGACCTTAAACCTAAGGACGGATTCAGCCACAAACCACCCGGCGATAAGTCAATCTTACCGCCGCTTGAGCTTTGCGCGCTCCATTGCCTTTTCTTCTTCTTCGTTCTTGAGCGAGTAAAACGCCGCGAAGTGAATCAGCTCCGCATCGGTCAATTCCGTGCGAAGCCTGCTCACTGTCATCCCTAACTCGCAGGCCAAGAAGAACTCAAAATAAGTCCACTTGTCCTGCTTCAGTCGTTTTTTACGTCGTCGATTTCGGCAGTGTCATCCGCGATGCCAAACAAGAACAACTCAATGTCATTCAGTACAGACTCGGGCAACTGTCGATGAAGCTTGTTTGCGTCTGCAGCAGCGAAGGCTTTCGTGCCATCTTCAAGCTCAGCCATTTGACACAACATCTGCGTGCTGATGTCCAGCGCCTCTTCACTGCCAGCAAGGGCTGCGGCTTTTTTGCGGTCTGCTCGCGTGATTGGCTTGAAGTACAGATCGACAATCTTCTTGCCGTCGCCGTTCTTCAGCTCAAACTTGCGGCGCTGGTTGAGGTCGAACGCCCCAACCAGCAAGTCAACTGTGCGATTTCCAGCAGGCATTTAGATGACACATTTGTCATCCAAACTATAGCCTTATCACTCAAGGTTAGAAGTGATGGTGCTGCTGGTGATGAAATTGCAAGTAGCCACAACTAATTCACCGACAGTGGAAGTAATCTCCATGTCAGTGATAATGCCACCGAAGGAAACGGAATCGCTGCCGCTGCTACTGCCAGTTGTGAACAGCTCAAAGGATGCGTCTGCCGTATCAGGCGACTTAATAACATCCTCAATAAAGCCAGCCTGGCCGGTTGCGTCAGGGTCATAAACCAGCTCAACAGTGCCAGAGCCGCTGATCATGCTGCCGATAAACTGCCGGAAGGTGTTGCCGTGAACGGTGGTGTCCAGGGTTTCCTTAGTGATTGAAAGGCTCCAGCTGCGGGTGCCAACCACAGTGGCAAGGCTGCCGCTGCCGGTCTCAAATTGGACTGAGCCGGATTCGCCTCGGATGGTGGCCATGGTCAGAGTTCCTCGATAAATTCAAAGGTCACACGGACCTGAGTTTGGAAATAACCCTCGGGACTTGGCGAAGCCAAAGCCTCTGGGCCAGAAGGAGCGTCGAAGAAAACCCCCGACACGATAACTCGATTATACAAATCCCGAATGCGTTTACCAATGACAAGGTTGGCTCCAGGGCCTACGCCTTTGCCGGAAAATATGTTCATCACGACAAGGCCGACAATCCGGTTTTGCGAGTTGGTTGTAAGGCCCTGCCCTAGATATTCGCTCGCCCCGAAGGTTGTTAGGCATTGCACCCAGGAGCTGTTCGGCGTCGGCTCATACGCCATGTTGTGAAAGACAACAGGAATGGCCGGGCTGTTGGCAAGCTCAGTGGCAAGCCTGCCTTCGATCGTGGCCCTAATTGAGTTGAGATCAGCAGCAGCCATGCGTCACCTGTTCGCAATCTTGTTGTACTCGCGCTTCACCCATGACTCAAGCTCCTTGGCGATGAGATCAGGGAAGCCGGGAACCGTGTTCTGCCGTGTCCTGTATTCACCCTTCCAAGATGGCGGCAGGTTCGTTCCGTAAACAACCGGCTCAGCGTATTCAACGTTATTGGTCACTTCGCCTTTTTTAGGATCAGACTGCCAAGCGTTTCGCAGTCGGCCCCCACCTTTCGGCTCGCCTTCATAGACAACGCGGACAGGCGTTTTTTCTTTCAGGCGCTTCTCGGCCTCAAGCGTGGTAGCGGCAACCAAGATCCGGATGCTCTCGCGGTAGTAGTCACCGATTTGGTCCAGCGGGATCTCGCGTGCCATCGTTATGCCCTCAGGATCAGCTCATGAATGATCGCAGTGTTGTCCTGCTCCGTTGTCTCCACACGGATGATCTGATGAACAACGCTGCTAATAACGACGCGATCCTTCGTCTCAGGCGCGGTGGCAAGGTCATCAGCGGCAACCGTTAGACGCTTGTCCCCAGCCTGCACCAGCTCGTTCACCTCGCGCAGGTTTACATCTTCAAGGATGCCCGGAACCGTCGTGTCGCTTTCGCTTTCTGTGACTGCGCCGGTCGTTGCGTTGTAGCTGCCAGCCGTGACGATCCGAACCGTCACATCACCGCCGAACTGCTTCAGCACATTGCTTGCAACCCTTGCTAGCGAATCAGCAAGTGCCATCAGAGGTTATAGGCAAGGCAAGCGCCACTGGTCAGCGTGATGCTGGTGATGATTCCGCAGATGTAGGTATCGGCCACAAAAGTCTCACCGGCCAAGCTGTTGCCGGTTGCATTCTTCACCGTGATCGCGCTGATTACAGTGTCTTCCTTGAAATACACCTTGCTGAACCTGCCAGTGTGCGCAGCAGTGTCAGAAATGAACTCGAAGCCGCCTGAGAGATCTGCGTACATGGTCAGCTCCGTTTGATAGCGATGTTGCCTGGTCCACTAATTCTAAGACCCGTCAAGTACCTTTCAAACATCGGCGGAACGTGATCAGCACCAACAGCGCCGGACTTATCAGGCGTGACATCGAGGCTGCCAATCTTTACGTTCTTGAAGTCGTTCAGACCGCTAAGGCTGATGCCGTCCGTGTTGTTCTTCAGGTAGACGGCAAGCTCAATCTGCGCCCGCTTTACTTGATCCGGGATCTCTTCGTCGGTGAAGTAATCGTCAGAGATGCGGAATGGAAAGCCCGTTGCGTAGGTGTTGACGTAGGTGTCTGGCTTGCGAACGCCTGTACGAGGCCACTGCAGTGCTTGTGTATCCGTAGCGCGTGCGCCAAGGAATCGCTCACGGTCTAGGCGCTGTGCAGCCGCAGCGAGGGCCCGATTGCGTGAATCGTCAGTGCCGGTCGTCCACTTGCTCACATCGGTGGACTCGATCATGGCTTCGACGAACGTGTTCGCCTCAGTCAGCGTTATGTAGCTGTTGGCGTTTGCGCCGCCCGCTGTTGCGTCGATTGT